TGCACTTGAAAATTTTACAACTTCTAGTTTTGGCACCGCGTATAGATTATTTAACACACCAATAGGGAATACTACACGAGTATTATCTGCACAAATAGATACAAGTGGTTTATTCGTAAGTGGAACATTCACATCTTCATTAGAAGAGGGATATACTTGGGTAGGTGGAAATGGTAATAGAACAACATTAGTATCAACTTCATCTTTTGAAACAAAAGGTAGAAGTATTATAAGTTCATCTGCACAAATAACCGCATTAGGATTTATTAGTTCTTCACAAACATTAGATACTGCTTCATTCGCAACAACTGGTTCAAATGTATTTAGTGGTTCACAAGGTATTAGTGGTTCTCTATATGTGAGTTCATCGTTAAATATCACCGATGGTTTCTATGTAAATGGAAACAAACAATTCAACTACGGACAATGGTGTTCATTACAAACACAATCTGGTTCGGCCAATACGGCATACGCTATGAAATTAGAAACTCAAACCGATGGTAGTTCTGGTTTCTATGTTGGTAATAATGGTAGTGGATTCCCAACTAGAATTTATGCACAAAATACGGGATTATATAATATTCAATTTTCAGCACAATTGCATACAACTGCAAATGAAGCATGTGATTTTTCTGTTTGGTTTGCTATGACAGGTTCAAATATGGCTAATTCAAATACGGATTTCACTATTGAGAAGATAAATGGTGGTGGATTCCAAGTAGCAGCATTAAACTTCTTAACTCCAATATCATCTGGAAGTTATGTGGAATTGTATTGGTCAAAAACAACGGCAAACGGACAACTACAAGCTAAAGGGGTACAATCAACACCAGCAAGACCAGCAACACCATCGGTAATTGTAACATTGACACAAATAGCTTAACACTTCTTTTTTTATTCTTATATTTATAGTAGTAAAACTATAAATTTTAAGTAATGTCTGTAAACACATATTGGACGGGTTCATCTGCATCAGAATTTTCATCATCATTAATGCCAACTCCATTCGGATTATACGATAATGATGTAGATTTTAGAAATGATGCACCTAGAACATCTGTTTGGGTTGCAAAAAGATTAGGATATCCTATTGTTAATATTGAATTAGATAATGAACAAATTTGGGCATGTTTTGAAGAAGCAACTTCGGAATATTCTGCACAGGTAAACCAATTTAATATTAGAAATAATATTGATATTTTAAGAGGTCAACCAAAAACAAAATATAATAACTTATCACAGACTCTTGTAGATGGTTCATTCTTACCAACTGCAGTTCGTATGTCACAACAATATGGAACATTGGCAGGTGTAGGTGGAAATACTGGAATTAAAAAAGCTTATGTAAATTTAACTGCATCTGTTCAAATATATGATTTATTGAACTCTGCAATAGATGTTCAAAGTGGTCAATCACTTTCAACTATATTTAGTGGAAGTTCTACAATAGATGTGACAAGAGTATATCACGAAGCAATTCCTGCAATCACAAGATTTTTTGACCCATATTCGGTTGGTGCACAGGGTACATTAAACTTAATTTCAGAATTAGGATTTGGTAACTATTCTCCAGCAGCACAATTCTTAATGATGCCTTTATATGAAGATGTGTTAAGAATGCAACAAATTGAATTTAATGACCATATTAGAAAGTCACATCATAGTTTTAATATAGTAGATAATAAATTGGAGATATTTCCTGTTCCAACTGTGAATACTATGAAGAAGGTTTATTTTGAATATATGAGTAGAGATGAATTTGAACATGATTCACAAACTATTCAAGCAGATTCACTTTCTGACTATTCTGATTTACCATATGATTTTATTCAATATAGAAATATAAATGATGTGGGTAAACAATGGATTAGAAAATATACACTTGCACTTGCAAAAGAATTATTAGGTGCAATTAGAGAAAAGTATAGTTCAGTTCCTATTCCGGATGGTGATATTCAATTAGATGGTGCAGCATTGAGAGCAGAAGCTCAAGTTGAAAAAGATATGTTGATTGAACAACTTAGAGAAAATCTAAATGAAATGAGTAGGAAGAATGTGATGGAAAATAAAGCACATGAATCAAGTCATCATCAAGAAATGTTGAGAAAAGTTCCTTTAAAATTATATGTAGGATAATATGCCAAAATTTGCAGTCGGTAGAGATATCGAATTATTTAAGAGTTTTGCCAGAGAAGTGGTAGACGATGTTGTAGAAAACATTGCAGTTTTATTTAAAGTAAATTTGAATGAAACTAAAATTAATTTGTATGGTGAAGCTACTAATAAAACTTGGTATCCAGGAGTTGAGTTGAATGTTTTAATAAATAAATCTGGTCAAACTGCAGGATATGAGGGATTTGGTGCAGATACATCACAAAATATAGAATTTAGATTTGATAGATGGATGTTAGAAGAAAAAAATACATACCCAGAAATTGGTGATGTTATTTACTTTGACAATTCTTATTATGAGATTGACAATACAACCGAAGTTCAATTTGTAGGTGGATTACCATCACACAACTTTAGCGTAGTATGTTCTACATTTATGGTAAGAAAATCATCTTTAAACATTGAAGAAAGAATAAAATAATATGTCTACTAACCCACTTAGACCCGATTTAAATAGGGCAAATCAGATAAAGTCAACCAAAGGAGATGTTAAACAAAAAATATCTCTTTTTGATATTGACTATGCAATGATGTCTTATTTAGAAGATACAGTTTTACCTGAATTGGATGATAATGGTAAATCTTTGAAAATACCTGTAATATATGGTAATTCGGAAAGATGGAATGGTGCAAGAAGAGATGGGGTTTATAGAGATAACAAAGGTAGAATACAATTACCAATAATGATGATTAGAAGAACATCGGTTGGTAAGGATGAGAATATGCCAATGTTAAACAGACATGTTTCATATCCAACGATTACAAAGTGGTCAAAAGATAATAGATACGATAGATTTAGTTTATTGGGTAAAACGGTAGCACCAAAATATGAATTGTATAGTATAACTATGCCAAAATATGTAGAGGTTAGTTATGAGTGTATGGTTTGGACTTCTTATACCGAACATTTAAACGAAGTGATAGAACAATTACAATATGCTGGAACATTTTGGGGAGATAAAGATAAATTTAAATTCAGAACAGAAGTTTCCGATTTTGATGTTGTAAATGAAGTTGGTGAAAATAGTGAAAGAATAAATAGACTACAATTTACAGTTGCAGTTAAAGCTTATTTATTACCGGAAAAATTTGATGGCCAACCAACTACTAAAAAATCAATATCTACAAAAAGAATTGTAATGTCTACCGAAGTTGATATTACGAGTGGTACTGGTAGACTTGAAGGATTATTGACAACACCATCACCATATTATGATAATAAAGATTTAATAGATTTTTTATCCTTAAATAGTAGTTTATCACAAAGACCTGTGTCCGATGATGTAATAACTTTTAATGGAATTAAGTTAATACCTGCACCATCTACATTATCATCCGTAGTCACTTCTGGTGTTGAAATTGATAATATATTATATGATGTAAAATTGTATATAAATGGTGTAAGATATTACGACCAAACACATTTTACTACATCTTATTCTAATTACAATTTGACATTTAATTTTACTGTACCTTTCGTTGTAGATAGTGGTGATGAAATTATAATAACTGGTAAATTTGTGGAATTAGTATAATGAAAAGAAGTTTATTAGACATAACTCAAAAAATGTTTAGAAAGCCTGGAAATGCAATCTTAACCCCAAAAGATTTAAATGATTCTACCTATTGGATTTTTGAAGCAACCGGTTGGAAGTTTGTTGAGGTATTAAGAGAAATTGAATATAGAACGGAACAAGATAGAGTTAGAGTATACATAAATACACAAAACATTTCAGCAAAAGATTATATTGTAGAAATGGGAGCTAGTGGATTATTATTCAAATTTATTAGAAGTAGATTTGAATTCAACTTAGATAATAGAGATTTTATTGAAGTAAAAGGTGATATAGAAAAATATGCTTAGACAATTTAATTCAAATGCAAGAAAACTCAATAGAGCAATCAAACAAATTAATTTAAATAATTTGAGTGGGTCTGGTTATTTAGATAATTTAATAGATGATTATAAATTACAATCATCATTATCGGCATCATTTGATGGCAGAGATGAAAGTGGGAATCCATTATCACAAGAACAAGCAATGTTAGAGTTGAGTGCATCTATTGCATATAATTACAATACATCATTTGATACAACAATTTCAAACAAATTTAATTCAAATACTCGTTCTAATTCAAACTCAACAAAATTAGTAAATAATAAAACAAAAATATCTTCTTTTTATCAAGAAATTTTGGAACATAGTGCAAGGTATATTAATAGACAAATTGATACATTCGATAATACAGAAAACACACTTACAATTTATAATGTTAGTTTAGATTACGGAACGGAAGGAGCATCATCGGATAACTTTGAAGTTTTAGTTTATGGTTTACATATTCCTGGAGATTATACCATTACTCAAATTGGAAATAATGTAGTTGTAAAATTGAATGATGAATATATTGATTTTGATAATGTAACAATAAATGATATTTATGTTATAGGTAAATTGGTAGATATACCGATTGCTGCAGAAAATGACATAATTTTATCAACCGAAAATGGTTTAGACTTAATTGTATAAAATGGCAAATGTAAGAAAAAGAATATCGGAACTAACAGCATTAAATTCAGCATCACTTGACACGGTGATAGTTGGTGTAGATAATGGAACAACCTATAAAATAGAATTGGATGTTCTTGCGGATGCAGTTACTTCCAGAGTAAATATATTGGATAGAGATAGATTACAATCTTTAGAGTCCGTAACATCTTCTTTTGAAACTAAAGGTAGAAATGTTGTCAGTGCATCTGCACAAATAACTAATTTAGGATTTACAACGACATCTTCATTTCAATCATTCAGTTCTTCAGTTCATCAAAGAATATTGGATGCAACCAATGAACAAAATTTATCAAATTTAGCAACTACTGGTTCAAATATATTTGTTGGAAATCAAAGTATTACTGGTTCTTTAATTGTTAGTGGTTCAAATATAGAACTTAAAAGAGATTGGCCTGAAGTAGGAACTGAATCACACTTTTTAAGACTTGCACCATTCACATCATCAACTGGAAGATACTACGATGGATTAAGTATGGGTGTTGAACATTGGGATGATGGAACTGGAACATATGAACACTCTTTACTAATTCATTCTTTTGACGATGATACGATTCAAAACTATGGTGCAGAACTTAATGTGGGGCCGTATAGAACTCATATGAGAGTTTATCCATCTGCTTCTGTTGGGGGTTGGGCAAATGTATCTGTACAGGAGTTATCAAATGGAAAGACCCAGGCATTAGTATATGGTGATTATGTGCAGATTGGTGCATTCAATGGAGAAGAAATTTTAATAGGTAATAATAGTGCATCAATAATAGTTAGTGGAAGTAATATGTTACTTAATACACCATTAACATCTTCATATACAATAAGTGCAACATCATTTAATGGTACAATAAATGCAACTAATGGTGTAATTAGTGGTTCTTCACAATTGACAAGTTCATATGATGCAAGATATGTTTTAAATTCAAAAACGGCTTCATTAGCAACAACAGGTTCAAATACATTTATTGGAAATCAAAAAATAACAGGTTCAGTATCTATATTAATTCCTGGTGGAACTGCATATGCAATCAATGAAAATCCAACACCAAATGATGAGTTTTGGGCATACATAGTTGATTATCCAGATGCACAAAATGTGGCAGTTGGTTGGACTGCATCAATTGTTGGTGGTTCAACTTATACGGTAACTGCTGTAAATTACCAACATCCATTCAATAAAATTACATTGAGTGATGGTTCATTGCAAATGGGTTATAGAATTGGTATAAACTTTTCAAAATCTTCTAAACTATGGGAGTTTAATTCTAACGGAACATTAACAGGTTTACCGGATGGATTAGTTAGTGGTAGTTCTCAACTAACATCTTCATATGATAGTAGATATGTAATTAGTGGCAGTATAGGTGCAGTACCTGCAGGAACAATATCAGGTTCTTCACAATTAACTTCTTCATTTGATACAAGATATACATTGAGTGGTAGTGTTCAACCATTACCTTCAAATTTAGTAAGTTCATCTGCACAAATAACGGCATTAGGATTTATAAGTTCTTCAACAACAATAAACACATCTTCATTTGCAACAACCGGTTCAAACTCATTTAACGGAAACCAAAATATTACGGGTTCGTTAGTAGTAAGTGCAGTAGCAGTTGTAGCAGGTGCATTAACTATACCATCGGCATCGGTAATATCTTTGACAAGTGGTAGTAGTATTTCAGTAGATGCAAGTGGAGCAATCACAGGTTCATTGACAGGTTCTGTTTTTGGAATTGGTGATGTTGTAGCATTTAGTGCATCACTTAATAGTAGAATTATTAGTGGTAGTTCGGTAGCAGGAACTATAAGTGGTTCATCACAATTGACAAGTTCATATGATAGTAGATACTCTTTGAGTGGTAGTGTTTTAACATCTTTCTCTTCATCAGTAGATAGTAGATTGGATACATTGGAAGCATCTATTATAACCGGAAGTGCAAATTATGTACAAGTATTAGGAAATAGAAGAACCGGAATTACAACAACCGGAGTATCTATAATAAGTGGAAGTATTACTACAACAGGTAATCCCGTTCAAATTATGGTGACCGGTGATGCAAACCCAGTAAATGTTTCATCTTGGACTAGATTACAAATTTATAGAGATGAAACTGCAATTGGAAATATTGTTCAAGTTGAAAATAGTTCAAACTTAAATGTACCATATTGTGTAAATGTAATAGATACGGCATCGGCTGGAACTTACACATATAGTATGAGAACTGTTAGTGGTATTTCAGGTCTTTTTGACTTTGGTGAATCAATGGGCCCTACTTTAACAATAGTAGAATTAAACACAAATACAAACTTACCATCTACAAATAATACATTTACCGGAACAAACACATTTACAAGTACAACTACATTAAGAGGTGGGGTAAATATCGGAACTGGTAGTGGTGATGAGGGTGGGGAAATTGGATTGGCATTACCACAAACAAATACAACTTTAACAGGTAGTGTTGTTGTTGATGTATGGAGAGATAGAGTAAGAATATTTGAAGGTGGTGGTAATAATAGAGGAGCATACTTAAATGTATCATCTCAATCAAATTCAGTTGGTAGTTCAATTGTAACTTCACCGAACCTTTTGACAATGCAAACAATAACATCCGCTTCATACGCAGCATTAACACCTGTAAGTGGAACTCTTTACATTATAATAGGATAAGTTATGCCAGTATTTGGAGATGCAACCGATATAAAATTTAACGGAGTAAGTGCAACAAAAGCATATTTGAATAATAATCAAATATGGCCTACCACATCTTATACAACGAGTGGTTTAGTATTGTATTATGACCCATCTAATCCATCATCATATCCTGGAAGTGGAACAACTATTACGGATTTAAGTGGAAATGGTAGAAATGGAACAATGTCAAATATATCTTTCACATCTCCATATTTTACATATAATGGTTCTTCATCACAAATTTCAGTAGCAGATAATGCATTGTTAGAACCTGGAAGTGGTGATTGGACAATGGAGGCGTGGGTATATCTTAGCAATAGTAGTGGTGGTAAAGTTATATTGGGTAAGTTCAACAATGGTGGTGGCAGTGACGATGTTTCCTACTCTATGAGAATCAGTAATGCTAATGTATTTGCCCAAATGGGTGACGGATTGGGTAACTATATAAATAGTACTAGTCATACATTGATAATTAATAATTGGACTCACATTTCATATGTTTGGAAAAACATAGCTTCAAACTCACTAGAAACTTTTATTAATGGAACAAGTATCGGTAGTGTAAGTCATAGTTTAGGTTCATTACTCAATGCAACTAATCCACTTTATATCGGTAGTTACAATGGTGGTGAATATAGTCAATGGATGAATGGTAGAATCGGTATTACTAGATTATACAATAGAGGATTAACATCATCGGAAGTTTTGAATAATTATAATGTAGATAAATCTAAATACGGACTATAATGCCAATCTCATTTTCAAAAGGATTTAGTATATTACCTACCATAATAACCAATGGATTATTACTTCAATTGGATGCAAATAATTCAACTAGTTATCCTGGTAGTGGAACAACGGTTTATGATTTAACTAATTCATATAACCACACATTGATTGGTGCTACATTTACTACATTAAGTGGAATAAAATGTTTTGAGTGTACATCGGGAAATAATAGAGTTGTTGTAAATGGAACAGGTCCAACTTTACCAACAACAGGATATACCTATGTAACTTGGGCAAGATTGATAAATAATAATTCCGGATTTAGAACATTACTCTATACAAATTCACCTAAATATACACCAATTACCATTCCCAATGAAACAAACACATTAGGATATTGGGATAGTGCATTTAGAAGTTCAACATTTGACCTTACATCTTTTGTTGGGGTTTGGACTCAATATACAGTAGTTGGAGATAGTGCATCTCAAACATTCTACATAAATGGTTCACAGGCAGGAAATACAATTGATTTCGGTTCGGGTGGAAGAACACATTGGGGGTGGGGTAATAATGATACCGCTGGTCAACCTTTTGGACATGTTGCAAATCTTTATTTGTATAATAGAAAATTATCAATTGCAGAAATAACACAAAATTATAATGCAATAAAACCGACTTACGGATTATAAGAATATAAGATATTTATAGGATATGGCAAGTTTAATAAGATTAAAACAAATAGAGAGTGGTTCATCGTTAGAACAAGCAGCAAGTGTGGGTTCTGATTTTAGTTCGTCTGTATTTGAAATTATAGATGGTGCTGGATTATTTTCATCATCTGCACAAGTCAATTTAGTTTCGGCATCCAATTATGACGGATTTGTTGTTAAATTAGATGTGACAATGAGTAGTGATTTGGAAAGAAATATTGTAAGTGCATCTATTTCACAATCAGTTGCATTATTATCTCAAACATATGTTACAACTGCATCATTGAATACATTAAGTTCTTCATTGGCGGTAACAGATAGTCAAAGTTTATATTTGATTGGATTATTAAGTTCATCTGTTCAAGCAACTAGTGGAGACTTTAGTTCATCTGTTGCATCTCAATTTAGTAGTTCTTATGCAACGATTTACTCAATCAGTTCTTCAATGAATACAACTATAAACAATTTAAGTTCTTCGGTTGCAACTTCATTGAGTGCATCAAATGCAAATATAATTTCAATCAGTTCTTCAATCAATACATCAATTAGTAGTAGTGATGCGAGATTTGCAGGATTTAGTAGTTCAATTGATAATACAATATTGAATAAGATAAATGCAGTTGGTGTAATTAGTTCATCTGCACAATTGACGGGTGCAACATTGAAGGGTATTACAATTGCACCAATAAATTCCGATGGATACTCATTAATTGTAAGTGGTGCTTTAGCAGTGGTAGATGCAACTGGTTTACAAGATGGTGGATTTGGTGATAATGATTCAACGGTTCCGGCTCAAATTTATTTGGATGGAAATGACTCAACTGCATCGATTGCACCACCAAGAGACCCATCAACAAATAATCAACCAAACTCAAATATGATTGATATGGGTGAGTTTTAATATAATTTAAAAAAAAAAGTAAAATAAAATTTCGGAATTCATAATAAAAATCATATTTATTACCGAATAACCTTAATTAAGAGAATAACATTACAATATGGCACAAATCATTAGACACAGACGTGGTAGTTTAGAAGCCCTTTCGGCAGCAACCTCATCGTTTCAAAAAGGTGAATTAATAATCGTATCAGGTTCGTCAAACATTACCGCATCGAATGGTTCGGGTATGGTGTTTGCAGCCGTAGAAAGTGGTTCAATACAAGCAGTAAATAGATTTTTAATTGGTAATAACGCACCAAATGTATTTCCTGCAGGAACCTATAACGGATTAGTAAAAGGTGTACCTTACTACGCAAGTGGTAGTTCTACCTTATATTTGTTAGGAAGTGGTGGTAATGATATACCTGATTTTACTGGTAACATTACTAACTTTAGTGCATCAGTTGTAACATCGTTTTCAGCAAGTAATGCAAGTATAACTGCATTATCTGCATCGGTTGCTTCGGTAACTGGTGATTTTAGTTCTTCAGTAGCAACTTCATTCTCAGCAAGTAATGCAAGTATAGTTGCTTTATCTGCTTCAGTTGCATCTGTAACAGGTGATTTCAGTGCTTCAGTTGCAACTTCATTCTCAGCAAGTTCTGCAAGTTTAACTGCATTATCTGCATCAGTTGCATCAGTAACAGGAGACTTCAGTGCTTCAGTTGCTCAAACATTTACAACTCAAAGCCAAAGAATTTCTTCATTAGAATCATTTAGTGGTTCACAATTAACTCAAAATAGTGATTTAGCAACCATTACAGGTTCTTTAATTAGTTCTGCATCAACTGCAAAATCTACAAATGATACACAAGATGGTAGATTAACTAATATTGAATCATTTAGTGCAAGTGTAAACACATCAGTTTCTAACTTAAATTCAACAACTGCAAGTTTAAATACTTCAGTTGCAAATATAAACTCATTCACATCTTCTCAATTAACTCAAAATAGTGATTTAGCAACCATTACGGGTTCATTGATTAGTTCTGCATCTGCAGCAAAAACTACAAATGATTCACAAGATGTTTCAATAACAAACTTAAACTCATTCAGTTCTTCTGTTAATACAAAGATGACTGAAATCGGTGTTGTAAGTGGAAGTTTGATTTCGTCGGCATCAAATGCAGCAATCGCAATTGCAAATTTAAATAGTAATAGTGGTTCATACGCAAAATTAGATGGTGGTAATAATTTTAACGGAACACAAGTAATAACAGGTTCGGTTTTCATTACAGGTTCATTGACCGTATATGGTTCATCATCATTTGCTAATGTATCTGCATCCGTTGTTGAAATCGGAACTAATATAGTTAAATTAAGTACCGCAACACCAGCAGTTAGATTTGGTGGAATATCGGTAGCAGATAGTGGAAGTGGTGCAGGTGCAAGTGGTTCTTTACTTTGGGATTCACAAAATAATCATTGGATTTACCAACACCCATCAGGTGGAGCAGAATCAGGATTTACTGCAAGATTAATATCTGGTCCTGCTAATTCCGGTTCAATAGGTGATGAAGCCGGTATTACTCCGGGTAAAATCGTAGTTGCGGTTGGTGATGACCACATTGGTGATTCAATCATCACACAAGCAACTGACAATAGTAAAATTTCAGTAGCAGGTGGTATAATCGTAACTGGTTCAGTAAACGCAACTTCATTTGTAGGTTCAATCGCAGCAACAAATGGTGTAGTTAGTGGTTCATCTCAAATAACAATTTCTGACACAACTGGATATACAGACTTTAGTGGTTCAATATCAGCATCATTTGCATCAGTAATTGCAAACGTAGGTAGTGGTGTAGGAGTTTCAATAACAAACTTAAACTCATTCAGTGCTTCTACATTAACTAGATTATCTAATATAGAATCATTTAGTTCTTCTGTTGAAAGTAAATTAACTGAAATAGGTGTAGTAAGTGGTTCATTGATAGATTCAGCATCAACTGCTAAGACTACAAACGACACACAAGATGGTAGATTAACAAATTTAGAAGCAACTTCTGCAAGTGTTAACACTTCAGTAAGTAATTTAAATTTAACAACTGCAAGTTTAAACACTTCAGTAACAGCATTAAATACATCATCTGCATCTCAACAAGTATCATTAGATAATTTAAATACATTTAGTGGTTCTACATTAGGTAGATTAACAAACTTAGAAAGTACTTCCGCAAGTGTTAATACATCAGTAGCAGCATTAAATACATCATCAGCATCTCAACAAGTTAGCATTGATGCATTAAATACATTTAGTGGTTCTACATTGGGTAGATTAACAAACTTAGAATCTAAATCTGCAAGTGTTGATACTTCAATAACAGCATTAAATAGTTCATCAGCATCTCAACAAATTAGTATTGATGCATTGAATACGGTAAGTGGTTCAAATTTAATTAGATTATCTAATTTAGAATCTACATCTGCAAGTGTAAACACTTCAGTATCGGCATTAAATAGTTCTTCTGCATCTCAACAAACAAGTATAGATACATTAAATACATTTAGTGGTTCTACATTGGGTAGATTAACTAATTTGGAATCAACTTCTGCAAGTGTAAACACATCAGTTTCTAATTTAAATTCATTTAGTTCATCTGTATTAACACAATTAACTGAAATTGGAATTGTAAGTGGTAGTTTGATTTCATCTGCATCAGCAGCAAAATCAACAAACGATACACAAGATGGTAGATTAACAAACTTAGAATCTAAATCTGCAAGTGTTGATACTTCTATAACTAATATAAACTCATTCACATCTTCTGTTAATACAAGAATGACTGAGATTGGAAGTGTTACGGGTTCATTGATTTCTTCAGCATCAGCAGCAAGTATTTCAATAGCAGCTTTAAACTCATACACCGCTTCAAATACTTCTACAACCGCATTAAACGCATTTACTGCATCTGCAGAAACTAGATTTACTGAAATTGGTGTAGTTAGTGGTTCATTATTCGCATCTGCTTCAACTGCAAAATCAACAAACGATACACAAGATGGTAGATTAACAAACTTAGAAAGTACTTCTGCAAGTGTTAATACATCTATTTCTAACTTAAACTCATTCAGTTCTTCTCAATTAACTCAAAATTCAACATTAGCAACTTATACAGCAAGTGTTGAAACAAGATTGACTGAAATTGGTGTTGTTAGTGGAAGTTTAATATCATCTGCATCAGTTGCAAAATCTACAAATGACACACAAGATGGTAGATTAACAAACATAGAATCAACAACTGCAAGTTTAAACACTTCAGTTACAAATATTAACTCATTTACATCATCTGCAAGTGGTAGATTATCAAACTTAGAATCTACATCTGCAAGTGTAAATACCTCAATATCTGCATTAAATAGTTCTTCTGCATCACAACAAGTTAGTATAGATGCATTGAATACTGTAAGTGGTTCAAATTTAAGTAGATTATCACAATTAGAAACTGCAAGTGGAAGTGCTAAAGTTGCAATAGGCGAATTAAATAACTTTACATCTTCATTCAAACAGGCAATTTCATTAAGTGGTCAGAATGTTGAAATTTTAGGTGACTTTACCGTAAGAGGTTCATCAACTATCGTAGATTCTACAACTATTCAATTAGGTGATAACATTATTGAATTAAATGGTACAGGAGCAGCAAATGGTGGTTTATTGGTTAAAGACCCAACTGCACCTTCAACTGCATCTGGTTCATTATTGTGGGATTCTACAAATGATTATTGGAAAGGTGGAACTGTTGGTAATGAATCTAAATTATTAAGACAATTTGGTGATTCGGTTGTAAGTGGTTCATCACAAATTACAATCACAGATACAACTGGATTTAGTACATTTAGTGGTTCGGTTGCAACTTCAATCTCTGCAAGTAATGCAAGTATCAGTTCATTATCTGCAAGTGTAGCTAGTGTAACCGGAGATTTCAGTTCATCAGTAGCAACATCATTCTCTGCAAGTGCAGCATCTCAATTATCATTGAGTTCTTCATTTGCATCATCACAAGCTACACAAAATGGTAGATTAGATAATTTAGAAAGTACATCTGGAAGTTTAAATTCATTTAGTTCTTCGATTAACACTATCATTAAAACTAAATTAGACGCTGAAACAGTTGTAAGTGGTTCATCTCAAATTGACATAACTTCAACTACTGGATTTAGTACATTTAGTGGTTCGGTAGCAACTTCATTCTCTGCGAGTGTAGCATCTGTAACAGCATTATCTGCAAGTGTGGCAAGTGTAACTGGAGACTTTAGTTCATCGGTAGCAACTTCATTCTCTGCAAGTGCAGCAAGTGTAACATCATTAAGTTCATCATTAAATACATCTTTCTCAGCATCACAAGCAGTACAAGATGGTAGATTGGGATTATTGGAAATATCAACTGGAAGTTTAAATTCATTTACTTCTTCAATTGATACTACAATCAAAACTAAATTGAATGTTGAAACAGTTGTAAGTGGTTCATCTCAAATTGATATAACTGCAACTACTGGATTTAGTACATTTAGTTCATCAATTGAAACAAGAATTTCATTAATAGACGGAGGAACATATTAATAAAAAATAAAGAATAAATAGAAATATATGGCAACAAATAATCCAACTTCATCAATTTTACTGAAACGTTCAGGTGTCGCAGGTTCAGTACCTACAACCAATTCGTTGCAGGTAGGTGAAATCGCGTTAAACACCTATGATGGTAAAGCGTTTTTACACAAGTCTGGTTCAACCGATGAGGTAGTAGAAATCGTAGTTGCCGGTGCAAATGTGACCGGTTCAATTAGTCTTACTGGAGCAGTTAGTGCATCAATAGTATCTGCATCTACATTTGTTGGTAATGGTGCTCAATTGACAGGTGTAACCGCATCAATGAGACCTGATGATTTTGATTTTAATTCGGAACCATTTGCAGGAACGATTGGATATATTCAAGGTAGTGGTTCTCTTTACAAAGTAGCAACTACCAATAACCAAATTGATTTCAGATATAATGATGTAACGATTGCAACTATTACAACTGCAAACGGATTTAGTGGTTCATTGTTTGGAATTGGTGATGTGTTAGCATTTAGTGGTTCAGTAGCAGATAGATTATATAGTTTAGAAATTTCAGCATCATTTGGACCAGATGCAGGTCAATTCTAAGGATTAAATAAAATTATAATAGAAACCCCTCATAGTAGGGGTTTTTCATTTTATAATATATTTATGTTTGTAGTATATACTACCTTGTTGTTAAATAACTTTAAATAAATAGGCCATATGGCATCAATTGTTCAACTGAAACGCTCTGCGTTATCGGGAAAGGTACCTGATACGGGTTCATTAAATTTAGGAGAATTAGCGGTAAATACTTACGATGGTAAGATTTATTTTAAAAAGTCAGGTTCAATTGAATCTATTGAAAGTGTAGTAACAACAAATTCGGTAGTAACCGGTTCTATTAGATTGGAAGGAACTGGTTCTTTTGGTTCGTTAAAAGTAAACGATACACTTACAGTTAATCATGGTGTTAGTGTAATAAGTGGCTCTTTGGGAATCACATCAGATTTGACTGTTTTAGGAACAGTTAACGCAAGACAATTCAATATTTCCGTAATATCATCTTCGGTATTATTCCAAAGTGGTTCAACTAAATTTGGAGATACATCCGATGATACACATTCATTCACAGGTTCGGTATCAATTTCTGGTTCATTTTTAGTAAACGGAACAGAAGTTGGAGTATCAGCAGGACCAAATACATTTGATTTTAATTTAGACCCGGAAGCAGCTGGTACTGTAAACTTTATAGAAGATAGTACAGGAAATACACAAGCCGTAGCTAGAACGGGTTCATTCGATGTTTTGATTGGTAACAATACTTATTTATCAGTAAGTGCATCCGTTATGAATGTAACAACGGGAAGTATAACTGCAAACTTCATGCATTTAGCAAAATATATAAACACTGCAGGAGATTTGGATTTTAATATTTAATCATATTTATAAGAAACATAAAAGAATTAGATGGCAACATTAATATTAAATAGTACAACAACACCGATAACAAGACAAGGTCAATTAGAGTTTAATACGGATAAAAATACTTTGGTTGTCGGAAATGGTGCAGCAGAAATTAGTATGGCTACAACCGGTTCTAATACATTTGTTGGGAATCAAATAATAACTGGTTCGATTCAATTAACAGGAACTATTACAGCTAACGAATTTCATGTAACATATGTAACCGCATCTGCAGCATATTCATCTGGTTCTACAAAATTTGGTGATGATTTATTAGATACACATGTATTTACAGGTAGTGTAGATATATCTGGTGATGTTAAAATAAAAACACTACCAACCGACTCAAATACTACGGTTGTAACATATAATACTGTAACAAAACAATTGGGATACAATACGGTTGCGGGCCCACAAGGTGCACAAGGTGCACAAGGTACAACAGGTGCACAAGGTATTCAAGGTGCACAGGGAGAAACCGGAATACAAGGTGCAATTGGAACACAAGGTATTCAAGGTGCACAAGGAGAAACCGGAACACAAGGTACAACGGGTACACAAGGTACAACCGGTGCACAAGGTGCACAGGGAGAACAAGGTATTCAAGGTACACAAGGTGCACAAGGGGAACAGGGTATTCAGGGTGCACAAGGAATTCAAGGTTTACAAGGTATAACAGGAGCACAAGGTATTACTGGTGATGCATTTTCATCAAATTCAACTTCATCGGTATCCATTGAAACTGGAAATAAAACATTTACTATTGGAATAAGTTTGTCATGGATTACGGGACAAGAAACTATAATATCTGTAACTGGAGACCCTACCAAATCAATGAATGCAGAAGTTATTGCATATAATCCAACAACCGGACAATTTGATGTTAATGTAACCTCAGTTTTAGGTACTGGCACTTATTCAACATGGCAAATAGGTGCACCAGGTGCCGTAGGCCCAACCGGTGCACAGGGTTCACAAGGTACAACTGGAACACAAGGTGCACAGGGAGAAACCGGAATACAAGGTGCAATTGGAACACAAGGTACAATTGGAGCACAAGGTACAACTGGTGCATCAGGTACGACTGATTATTTTGGATTATTAAATGTACCGGTTGGAATAGTAAGTGGTTCTTCTCAAATAATTGGATTAGGATTTGCAAGAACCGGTTCAAACAATTTCATAGGAAACCAAAATATTACAGGTTCATTTATTGTTAGTGGTTCAAATATAGAACTTACGAGAGATTGGCCAGAAGTTGGAAGTCAATCACATTTTTTAAGATTATCACCATTCACATCATCAACCAATAGATACTACGAAGGATTGGGAATTGGTATTGAACATTGGAATGACGGAACCGGAACATATGAACATTCATTATTAATTCATTCTTTTGATAATGATGCAAATCCAAATTATGGTGCAGAATTAAATGTAGGGCCATATAGAACTCATATGAGAGTTTACCCATCTGGGTCAAATGGTGAACTTGCAAATATATCCGTTCAAGAATTATCAAACGGAAAAAGTCAAGCATTGGTATATGGTGACTATGTTCAAATCGGTGCATTCAATGGTGAAGATATTTTAATAGGTAATACTGGTTCATTAATCACAATTACCGGAAGTAATATGTTATTTAATACACCATTAACATCTTCATATGCAATAAGTGCATCATCATTTAATGGTATAATCAATGCAACAAATGGTGTAATAAGTGGTTCATCTCAAATATTGGGTGGAAGTGGATTAGTTAGTGGTTCATCACAAGTTATTAGTATATTAGATTCATTGAATACATATACAGGTTCAAATGATACTTTAAATTCTTTACAAACTACAAGAATTGACCAAATTGCATTGCATACTGGTTCTTTAAATTCATATACATCCAGTAATGAAACAAGATGGACTTCTTTTTTTACTTATTCTTCTTCTACCGATAACAGATTAAATAATTTAGAAACTAAAACAGGAAGTTTTGCAACAACCGGTTCTAATACTTTCTATGGTACACAAACATTTAGTGGTTCACTATATGTTGCAAATGACTTAATTGTACAAGGTAGTTCCTCAATTCAATATATTTCTGCAAGTAGTGTAAGTATTGGAACTAATATTGTTCAATTAAATACTGCAAACCCATCTATTAGATATGCAGGTTTAACTATAATAGATAGTGGTTCAATTGGCGGTTCTGGTTCATTCTTATACGATTCAGTTCAAGATGAATTTATTTTTGTACATAGAGGTAATGGTACAAATATAACATCCTCTCATTTTGTAATGGGTCCTGAAACATACGATGATTTAGGAAATGAAACATATCTTACAAATAATAGATTACCAAAAGGAACTGGTAAAGAACATCTTAACGATTCAAATATTTCTGATAATGGTTCGGTAGTATCTATAAATTCAGTAACAGAAATTACTGGTTCTTTAGGTGTAAGTTCTAACCAAACATTACAATCATTTACAATATTGAGTAATGTAGGACAAAATTTAAACTTTGCAAGTGATGCAGCAGCGGCAGCAGGCGGAGTTCCTTTATACGGACTTTATAGAAACGGAAACTTTATAATGATAAGATTAACTTAATAAAATATGAGTAATAACTTTTTAGTACTTAATGGTATAATTTCAGGATCAAACACATTTACTGGTTCAGTAGAAGTAAGAGGAACTTTAAAATTACCCAATGTAGCAAATAATAGTGGTACAACCGAAACAAAAATATTAGTTACTGATGATAGTGGAAATATTCTTCAAAGAACTAATTTAAGTTTACAAGGTACTACCGGAACACAAGGTGCAACTGGTGCACCAGGTACATCTGGTACAAATGGTGCACAAGGAACAACCGGTACACAAGGCCCAACCGGTCCAGGAGGAGCAGCTGGTGCACAAGGGCCAACTGGTCCAGGAGGAGCAACCGGTGCACAAGGCCCAACTGGTCCAGGAGGAGCAACCGGTGCACAAGGCCCAACGGGCCCGGCAGGTTCAAATGGAGGACCTGGACCACAAGGTTCACCTGGAGGACCTGGACCACAAGGTTCACCTGGAGGACCTGGACCTGCAGGTTCACCTGGAGGAACTGGACCACAAGGTGCACAAGGCCCTACTGGTCCTGCGGGTGGTTTTACAACAAACTCAAATGCACAAGTAAATTCATTGGGTGTTGGAACTGGTGCAAGTGGAACTGGTGGAGAAATTAGAGCTACTAACAATATTACGGGTTATTACTCATCTGATAGAAGATTAAAAGAAAATATCAAACCTATCGAAAATGCACTTGAAAAGATTAAAAAATTAGAAGGTGTAATGTTTGATTGGACTGAAGAATACATCAAATCACATGGTGGGGAAGATGGATATTTTGTCAGAAAACATGATACGGGAGTAATTGCACAACAAGTTGAAGAAGTTTTACCTGAAGTTGTTGTAACAAGAGAGGATGGATTTAAAGCCGTAAACTATGAAAAAATTGTTGGTTTAGTTATCCAAGCTATAAATGAATTACAAGATAGAATAGAAAATTTGGAAAAGTAAAAAATATTTAGTATATTTACTTTACTATGAATTTAAAACCAATTTTCAATTTAAACGAATCGATAGACCAAACAAACTATTATTCATTCGATAATGCATTTACCGAAGAAGAACTTGGATGGATTTCTAATTTAATTGAAAGATATTCTTTTGAAAAAGCAACAACAATAGGAAGTAATTCTGAAAATGTAGACATTATTAGAAAATCTAATATAAAATGGATACATCACGATAATTTATCATATTGGGTTTATGATAAAATTGAAAATATGGTATTTGAGGCAAATAAAATTTGGAACTTCAATATACATAGTGTAATTGATTCTATTCAATATACTGAATATTTAGAAGGTGGAGGACACTATGATTGGCATATTGATATTGGGCCTGGATCTATAAATCATAGAAAAATTAGTGTCACAATACAATTATCAGACCCAAATGATTACGAAGGTGGTGATTTTGAAATATGGACAGGAGGAGAATTCAAAAAATTACCAAAATCTAAGGGATGTGCAATTTTATTTCCATCTTTTCTAATGCATAGAGTTACACCTATTACCAAAGGTGTTAGAAAAAGTCTAGTTTTATGGGTTGGTGGTGATTCTTATAAATAATTTTTGAATGTTTACAAACAATTTTGTTAAAGTAGTTATAGAAAATGGTGGTAGTATTCATTCATTATTATTGCCATCCACAGAAACAAACGGAACTGGTATTATGAATCCATCTATTTTTATTGATGGTGATAAAATACTATGTAATATTCGACATGTAAATTACACATTATTTCATTGTGAAGGAGAACAATTGTTTGGAAACAGACATGGACCTCTTGCATATATAAATCCTGAAAACGATATAAAATTAAGGACAAATAATTTCTTGTGTGAATTAAATAAAGACTTTACAATAAAAACATATAATAAAATAGACACAACCAAATTGGATATTCAACCTGTTTGGGAGTTTATAGGTTTAGAAGATGCAAGAGTTGTAAGATGGGAAGATAAGTTATTTTTTACAGGAGTAAGACGTGATACAAAAACAAATGGTGAAGGTAGAATGGAATTATCTGAAATAGTTGATAATAAAGAAATTCGTAGAAATAGAATTGAACCACCAAATGACCCAAATTCATATTGTGAAAAAAATTGGATGCCTGTATTAGATATGCCCTATCACTATGTTAAATGGACAAATCCAACCGAATTGGTTAAAGTAGATAGAGATAATGGAACATCAAAAACAATACATTTAAAAAATCCAATTGGAAATTTACAAAATCTTAGAGGTAGTTCACACATCATACCATATAAAAACAAAAGAATTTGTATTATACATGAATGTGATTTGTGGAAAAATAAATTAAATCAAAAAGATGCAAAGTATACACATAGATTTGTTATGTGGGATTTGGATTGGAATATTGAATGGATAAGTGATAGTTTTTCATTTATGGATGGTGAAATTGAATTTTGTTGTGGATTGGCGGAATATAATAATGAATTACTAATATCATTTGGATTCCAAGACAATGCAGCTTTTCTTTTAAGAATGCCTACTAAATATTTTGATGAAATATGTAAAATATCATAATAAATGTTAGAAAAATTATTAAAAAAATATATAGATTCACCAAAAGATAGTAATGTTTGTTTTGAATTAGGATTGGAATATGAAAAGTTAGGACAAACCGCATCTGCTACCGGATTTTATTTAAGGTCAATAGAATTCGGATTTGATATAAATTTACAATATGAAGCATTATGTAGAATTGCATTGTGTTTTGAAAAGCAAGGTAATAGGTGGTTTATGATTAAGGGTATTTTATTAAGAGCAATTAGTTTATTACCAAATAGACCAGAAGCACATTTTTTATTATGTAGAGCATACGAAAGAAATAGAGATTGGCAAGAAGGTTATACACATTCTATAATATCAGAATCAATTGCAACATCCCAACCCGAATCCATTACCGATTTAGAATATCCTGGAAAATGGGGATTTATTTTTGAAAGAGCAGTAGTATCGTGGTGGATTGGATTGCATGATGAATCTATATGTTTATTTAGATTATTGAAAAATGATTATAAAATGGATGAAATTCATAGTAATGCGGTCGAAAATAATTTAAAAAATTTGACAAATAGTTTATAAGTTATATTTATATAAAATAAAGCATAATATGCCATTATCACCAACGGGACAAATATCATTTGCGGACATAAATGTAGAATTAGGAAGAGGTTCTACCGAACAAATTGGACTCAATCAAGCAGAAGCTGGAAATTATGGAACAATCAATACAAATAGTTCGTCTAGACCAAATGGTTCAACTCCAAATTCAATAAATGAGTGGAGAGGATATGACCATTATGCACAATCATTAACTGAGTATGTAGGTGGTGGTAGAGGAACCACAGCACAAGGTGCATGTGAAGATACGGTAAATAGTAGAACATTCTATTCAAATTGTAATACATTGAGTCCTGGTTGTACAATATATGTTGATACATTCCCCAATGCATTAACGGGATATGATTATGTAGTTATAAATGCATCAACATATAATATTAATAGCGGTAACGGACAAATAACATCACTTTCAGGTGAACAATGTTAAAAATAAATTATTTCATAAATAACTTATTTAGTTTACAATTCTATATTTATATTCGTATTATAAAATATCTTATAAACGTACTAAAAAAAAGGTAAACTAGATGGCACTTAAATTTAGACGTGGGACAACCGCACAGAAATCAGGTTCGTTAGCATTCGGAGAACCATATGTAAATACTACATTGGGTACTCTACAAGTAGGAGGACCTGATGGAGACATTACGTTGGGTTCAACCGGTACAGGAAGTACAGGTACATTCGGAGCAATTTCAGGTTCTGGATTAGATATTACCGGAAATGCAAATATAGGTGGTAATTTAACTGTAGGTGGACAATTACAAATTGGTGACCAAACATCTGACACGGTTAATGTAGTTGCATCATTAAGTTCTTCACTTATTCCACAAACAACAAATGTATTTGATTTAGGTTCTGCAACTAGAATTTGGAGAGACCTTTATATATCAACAGGCTCAATCAAATTTGTAGCAGGAACTACGGTAGTAAAAGAACTTAGTTTATCAACTATTACTGGTTTAGAATCTTCAACAGGTTCATCAAATGTATCTTTAACTAATTTAAATACAACAACTGCAAGTTTAAACATTTCAGTTTCTAATTTAAATACAACAACTGCAAGTTTAAACACTTCGGTTTCTAATTTAAATACATTTACGGCATCTCAAGAGTCAAAAGATTCTACTTTAGCAACATATACTGGTTCAAATGATACAAAATGGTCTACATTAGGTTCATTAAGTGGTTCATTTGCAAGAACAAATTCTACAAATATATTTAATGGTAACCAAACAGTAAGTGGTTCATTATATGTAACACAAGATTTAGTAGTTGGTGGTTCTTCATCAATTCAAAATATTAGTTCTTCAAATATAGAAATTGGAGCAGCTTATGTAACATTAAATACTGCAACTCCATCATCAAGATATGCAGGATTATTGATTGTAGATAGTGGTTCTGCAGGTGGTTCTGGTTCATTCTTATATGATGCAGTTCAAGATGAATTCATTTTTGTTCATAGAGGAAATGGTACAAATGTAACATCATCTCATTTCATAATGGGACCTGAAACATACGATAACTTAGGAAACGAAACATATCTTACAAATAATAGAATACCAAAAGGAACAGGTAAAGAACACATAGTAGATTCAAATATTACAGACGATGGAACTACAATCTCATTGGGTTCAAATGTGGTAATCACAGGTAGCATTACTGTATCAGGAAATGTTGATGGTGTAGATATTTCTGTATTAAATTCAAATATTAATTCATTTAGTTCTTCTGCTTTGGGTAGATTGAGTAATTTAGAATCTACATCAGCAAGTTTATTAATTGAAACTGCAAACTTAGAAACATTTAGTTCTTCTGCATTAACAAGATTAACTGCATTGGAAGTTGCAGAATCAAACTTAGAAACATTTACTGCAAGTTTAAGTACAACATCAAATGTTAGATTTGGTTCATTGGGTATTGGTATGGCAGCAAGTGGTACAAGTGGTAGAATTGATGCAGCAAACGATGTCGTAGCATTTTCAACATCGGATATTAGATTGAAAGAAAACATCACTCCAATTCCAAACGCAATCGACAAAATCAGAAAGATTAGTGGTAACACTTACGATTGGAGAGTAGAATTGAAAGATGTTCATGGATATGAAGGAAACGATGTGGGTGTAATTGCACAAGAAGTTGAAGCAGTATTACCACAATTGGTACAAGATAGAGATAATGGATATAAAGCCGTAAAATATGATAAAATAGTTGCATTATTAATTGAAGGTATTAAAGAGCAACAACAACATATAGACAATTTAACAATTCAAGTAGAAGAGTTAAAGAAGCAAAAAGGGTTATAATTAATGTATGATGTTTATTACACCACCGCTGGAGGACCTTGGTTTAACAGCGGTGCTGATATATGGGTAACCGATTGGATAAATGAAGTGGCACCTCACCTACAAGTGAAGCCACTTCTTATTTTCCATAGGAACAGACCAAATAATTATGATGAATATCCAATTGATATAGACCATATATGGACAATCAATGAAGATGAAATCATTGAAAAGTTTAACGGAGCAAGAAAAATTCACATACTACATGGGTATTACACCCCTACTAAAGCGGTTTATAATAATTTAGAAAAAATTGATTCTATAATATTTCATAATTTAACAAAAGTTTCATTGATATCTCAATCAAATAAAGAAAAATCTTTACATTGGTATGGTGATTGGGAATATGAATCACAAATGATTGATAAAATAAAAAACAAAATTTGGGTTGGATTGTATAGTTTTCCATACCAAACCGAAAATTTATATAAAATTCCAAATGTTTATAAATTCAAAACAAATAATGAATTATCAGAATCTACAAAAATAGGTTTTGCTGCAAGAGTAGAAGGTAGAAAAAATTTAGAATATTTAAATGATTTAGAAAGTGTAATATTTACTAATTCCGAAATGTTTGAAAAATATTACAGAAAAAAATTTGGATATACATTTTTAAAAAGTAAAATTTACAGATTTAATTATAAAAATAAAAATAAATTTTACAATATGAATTGGGGGGTATCTCATTCTTGTTTTGAATATGAACCATTTGGATATGGAATATTTGAAGCCGTTGATTGGGGAAAATTACCAATAATACATACAAATTGGTACGAAGGATTGGATTACAAATATACGGCATTTAACAAAGAATCATTTGAAAAAATATACGAAATAATGTGTAATGATTCATATGAAATAAGAAAAAATGAATTTAATAAATTAAAAAACTGGATGATTAATAATTTTTCAGACAAAGAAAGTTGGAAACAAAAACTTTTAGATATTTATAACGGAGATTAATACATAAAAATATGCCAAGGACAAACTTATCATTAGGAAATCTACATAGAGCCGTAAGTGGTTCGGTTAGAACTTCACAGGCCGTATCAATGGGTCAATTAAATGGTGGAGGAACTAATATATCAATGCAAGGATTTGCAACCGATGCTATAACAATAAACCCACCTCCTTTTACATATATTGTAGAAGGAACCGGTGAACAGGCATCTTTTCAATTTAGTTTGACTGGTTCATCTTTTTACAATAAAGTACAAACACAAGTTAATAATTATACTGCATCTTTTAATAATGCTAATTTTACAGTAGGTGGAAGAGATTATAATACAGGTCCAACAAGAATTGCGGTAACTGCATCTGCAATTGCAAACCCTACATCATATGCAGAAGCATCTGCAGATTTGACATTGGCATATGTAGACGGATTTAATACTGCAGCAACAAATTATAATACTACAACTACAAAAACTTTATATGCGGTAGATGTATATAACACTATTAACCAACCTGACTTTTGTTTATTATTTGATACACCGATTACAAAAGCAGATGGTACAATTGTAAATGTTGAAGATTTGTTAGTAGGTGATGTAATTAAATCATGGATTCCAACTGGTTTACCAGATGAATCATTAGATGGAACAGATACGGCTGAAACTGAATGGAGATTTTTCCAAAAAGAAACTAATGAAGGTTCTTATGCTGAAGTTAC